TCAGTGGATACAAAGGTCTCAGAAAAATCCGCACCTTGAGGGATGGTAATGTTAAAAACTGGATTGACTGCCATTATCCAAATATATTTTTAACTATTTATTATCCTCTTTAAGTCCGTCCTTTAGCATTTTGGCAAGATCTGCTGTTGATCCAACAAATAATGCATTATTAACTGTAGATGGTCCCTTAACTTTTTCTTCTGCTTCAACGTCTTTTAGTTTCTTCTGCAGATCTAAAAGTTTATCAGTTGCATCTGCAACATTTTTGATAAGTTGTCCTGCAACTTCATATGCTCTTGGCATCTCACTTTCTTGTGCAAGTTCAAGAACTCCATTAAGAGCTTCTTGTCCTTTTTCAATGATTGAATAAAGATTACCTCTAGTGTACTCATAATCTTTTTTGATATCATCAACACCATCTTTAACCTTTTCAATTTTATTTTCAATTACCTCTGGTTTAATTACTTCTCCAGAAGTATTGAAAGTATCGTTAAGTTCATCAAAATTTTTTGTCATAATAGTCATCAGAATCAACCACTAAATCCAAAGTCATCTCCAAGTTCAATCAATGCATTATCAGCAGCATCAAGTACATAAATTGGTTCACCAGTTACGTGATCTGTAATAGTAGTTTCGTCTTGACCTCTCTTTACATTCAGTCTATTTCCAGTTATCTTTGTAATGTAAATTTCTTCTCCATTAAGATCGGCATAAGTACTAGCAGTAAGTCCACTAGCATCAGCAACATTGAATACTGTTTTTGTTTTTGTAATATCTTCTGCCAGTGTTGTTGCTGCCTCTCCAGTGTAGTTCTTGATTGCTCTTGGTTCGGTAGAGTAAGAAATTTCTCTGGTGGTGTTTGAAGTATCTGTACCCGTAAGGTAACTGATAGTAGCTTTTTTGATAACATCCTTGGTTGCAGTGGATGCGGGACCAAACATATATGTTTTTGCAGTAAATCTTAAAGTATAAAGAAGAACTCTTCTACTGCTGAAATCTCCTTCATAATCATCCTGCATTGTAATGTTTTCCAATACAACAGGAATGTCTCTTTTTTCTTGAAGTGCTTCAACCAGTTCTACATTGATATTATACGCAGGTTGAAAGTATGGTAAAATCTGTTCTACAATTTGAAGTGCGTCATCATTTAACTTGCACATGATAGCAAGTTCAAATTGCATATTATATGGAACTGGCATATACGACTTTTTAGTCTCAGTTCCATTATTAGGATCTTTTACAGTAAAAGTTTGAGTCGTTGATACTTTTCTAGTAGGATCATATGTCAATCCTGTAAATTCAAACGACATCCTCGGTAAGGAAATCGCAAACGGTTTATTTAAATCTGGAGATTGTTCTAATCTTGCTAGAAACTTTTGAGTAGGACCATATGCTAAGGGAACTTTTACAACACTGACAGTATTGTCATTAGAATCTTCATGCTTAATAGTAATATTATTAAACAGAGTACCAAAAGATATGATGGTCCTCCTCAAAATTTCGTTGTAAAAATATTCAAACATTTTTAAGTCCTACAATATCTCTATATTAAGATATTTTTATTTAGGGCATACCAAATGGGTTCTGCTCCGAGAAATCAATAATAGCATCAGCTTCTGTCTCTATATTAATATTATCAGAAAATCCATCATCAGGAGGTTGTGCATCAAATACTCTCAGTTCATATGATGCTCCAGAGGTAGATCCAACAATGTTTTCTCCACGAGTAAATTCTCCACTCACTGTTCCCACTTCAAGTACGTTTGTTGTAGAGTTCCAAGTTCTAACTCTTGCAGTTGTTCCACTAGAGGATCCCGTCACAACTTCATTGAATTGGAATGTTCCAGAACCAGTGCTTCCAGATGCTGCTATAGACATAGTAGGAGCAACAGAATATCCAACACCTGCATTTGTTAGGAAGATATTTGAGATTGTTCCAGCAGCACTTACAACTGCTGTTGCAGCAGCAGATACCGTTGTAACACCAGATTCAAATACTTCATTAGTAAACGTAATTGTAGGTGGAGTTATATATCCCGAACCACCGTTTGTAATTGTAATGATTCCAACAACACCATCACCAATTGTTGCTGTTGCTGCAGCACCCGTTCCACCAGATCCACCACCAGTAAATCTAACACCTGGTACTGCGGTATATCCTGCACCAGAATTTACTACATCAACTCTTTGAACTGATTGATCCCCTGGATTAGCATTTAAATTACATACATTGATACCACCAATCATGGTGGCAATACCAATTGCTGTAGTTCCCCCTGAAGGAGCAGCAGAAACAACTACAGTTGGTACACTACTATATCCACCACCTCTATTTGTTACCGTAAATTGTCTTATACCACCATCAAATATAGCAGCAGTCGCAGTTGCTGTTACTGCGGCACCAACCAAAGTAAGAGTTTGTGTTGGACCTTGAATTGTATTAACACCATCGACTGAAAGTCCATCAATTTCATCACCAATAATATTATCATCAATATCATCCACACCAGTCACAATGACCTCATCCTGCATTCTGAAGAGTTCGCAAGTGAGTTCATATACATAAAGATTTTGAAGTTGGTAGTATGGTTTTGCATACTCAACATCTTTTATTTCATAAATTCTATCATCTAACGGAAACCATATGAGATCTCCACCTTTTGGTCTGGTTGATAGTTTAATATTATCTTCATTCTGAATCAAGGGAGTAATATAGTTTTCAAATCTTTCCCTTGAAATTACAAGTCTTATTTCATCTTTAGATTCTATTCCAAATTTTGAAAGAATAGCTCCAGCACCAGAGTATTGATCGTAGTTGTCAACATATGCCTCAAGAGGAAGAGCCATATCAAAAGTTGATTGAACGACCTCTCTTATAACACTATTTTCGGCAACAAATTTTCTAGGTAGATAAAAAGTTTCTACCCCATACATTCTTAATTGTTCATTGATTAAATCCTGAACAAGATTTTGTTCACCCTGAGTACCTTGAGTAAAGAATGGATTTAACATGATATCAACCTATCATATCGTATGGGGGAAGTTCGTAAGTATTAGACATCTGCTCCCTAATCACTTCTAAATCTCTCTGAGCATCATCATAAATTTGACGACCATTTAACTCAATTCCACCAGGCAATTTAACACCTTGAAATTTAATTAAGTTCTGACCCCATTGTCTCTTAATGAGTGCAGTTACATATCTCTTTAAGAATGAATCATTCCAAACTCTTGAATATGAACTTGGATCTAATAAACGATAGCAATCAATGATAAGATAATCATCTGCGGTAGCAGATCCCCAATCAAAATCTAAATACAATCTATCTTGTCTCTGATTAAATCTAATAAATTTATCAGTACTCAATGCAAAATCAATATCTTCAAGATATCTCTTAGTCATTGCGTAAGTCAATATTTCAGTCGATCCCCAATAGTAAATATCATTTAAGAATAACTGATATTTGACACTGAACATATTGTTAGTTACAGTATTCGATCCATCAAATTTAAATACTTTTGTTATTCCAGTAATTTCTGGTGGAACTTGAAGATAATTACTATTCTCTTCAAATGAAAAAGTTACCTCAGATCCATCAATAGTGGAAGTTGCAGTCGAAGTTGTAATGCCCGCAGCATTGTTACTACCACCTCTTGCTCTTCCCCTATCAATATCTTCTTGGGTTATTTTATATTTTAAAAATGTTTGAGTTACACCATCAAAGTGTCTCTCTTGAAAATACTGTAAAGCATCATCAACCAGATCATCTATTTGCTCATCAGCAACATTAATCTCAAGCACTGGGGCTCCCAGTTGCCTTTTACAATAATTAATTAATTCTGTCCTACTTGCTGGTTGTGCCATTTATTCCACAAGTTTCCCTAATGTATTTAGGGTATTATTCTGCTGGTAATCCTATTGCAGCAATAGTTTCTTGCTGTTTATAATATAACTTACAAAATGCCTTTGCAATGCTTTTCAACTCATTCTTATCTTCGCATTCATCAATCTGAGATGCGAGTTTTGTATAGGCAAAACTTTTTGAGAGATTTGTTAAAACAATATCATTTGGATCCATTTAGTAACTCCTTTAGTAATGACTTGATTTCGTTCAATTCACCCTTTACATTAGCAAGATCTTCTTCCATTGTCTGTACTTTTTGATTCTTTTCAGTTTTCACATCACGCCTTGAAAGATATTGTGTGTATTCTAAACTATTTACATTAACAATTGCGTTAGTTTCAGGATCTCTTGCGAGATCCTTATTTCCCTTCATTTCATAAAATTCCATATTATGCTAAGGCAATAACTCTAAGTTCTTTTATTCTTGGAACAAAGCACTGACTATTAGATGTCAGACCCAGTTTAACTCTATAAGTTCTAAACGAGGGCAATTTATCAATCGTAAATGTATATTCTTTATACTCAAGTGCTTTGCTATCGAATGAAAGATTATTAGCTTTAGTTATAAACGAATCAGATTCACCATTATTATCTTCAGGAGCAATAATTTCTCCTGCTGCGTTAAGGTTAGCATATCCGGGGAAAGGAGTGAAAATAGGAGCTAATCCTGGTTTATTATTAGTTGCAAAGAATGCTCTAATGTCAGACCCTTCATGAATATGAGCAGAAACTATAACTTTAATAGATGATGCTGGATTTTCAAGAACAATTTCTTTAGAAAGATATTGGAATGCCGTAGGATCTTCTAAAGCACTATTCACTCTAGAATCTGTTGCATAATTTGAAATAACATCATTGACTCTATTTGAAGTAAGAATAGCATTCACTCTTTGAGAATCAATAACAGGACTAATGCGAGTGTCTGTTGTATTAAGGAAGAGTCTCATCTGCATTGACTTATTACCAGGAATATCAATAAGTTGTTCGTCTTCGTTTACCTTAGACGCAATCATTCTTGGAGTATCAAAATAATTTTTTTGATTAATAGTAATATCTTGGAATCCAGCATCTTTAAATGGTGTTTCAGTTCCACTAAAACTTTGAGATGTAGTTGTTCTAAGTTCAGCAGTAATACTAGTTCCAGGAACAGTTACATTTTGAACTTGAGGAGTAATAATTTCAAACGGCATATTTTGAGATGCTCTAACTTCAGACCCTCCAGTAGACTTATTGCCATTTATATAAAGTTTGGGGAATCCAACATCAGTGCTTCTGTCAGTTCCTGTTGTTGAACTGGTGTCAATCTTAACTTGATAACTATCAAATGTGAATGGATCAAGTTTGGTGACTTCACTTAATGAATGAGTTCTGTTTATTCTATTGAGATTAATTCCACCAAGTTCATACTTATAAACAGGAGTTCCAACTGGATATGTTTTTGGATTATTTCCTCTTACAATATCTCCTCCAATACTATTTCCAGAAACATTTGTATATTCAATAATTTCATCTCCAATTAAGAGATAACCTGGATTTGTAGTTCCAACTCCAACATTTTCAAAAGTTGAGAATGTTGTTGCGCTACCAACAGCAATTTGACTTGTAGAAGTAAACGAATATTCCGCAGTTAATTTTGTTGGTTTAATATCAGGAAGCACTCCAGATATACTTACAGAGTTGTCTGAGAAATACATTCCATGATTTTGATGATTGACTTTAAAGTGCAGTCCATCGGATTCAGTTTGAATATTTGTAATTTGAACATCTCCACCAGTTCCAAGTCCAACAGAACCAGATGAATTGAGTTCTGTAGAAATACCGGAACTATTGACGAAGAACAATGTTTTTGCTGCTCCAACAACAAATTCACCTTGAACGTTGTTTAGGATAAGTTCGTTAGTATGTCCAATTCCTGAAATTGTAAGTCTTGCATTTCTACCAACAGATGCTGCCCCAATAGTATCAATTCCCACAACATCACCGACTTGATATCCAGCACCACCAGCATTATTAATAGTGGCACCAGAAGCAACAATACTACCATTTACAATTGTAATATCTGCTGTTGCCCCTCTTCCCTGACCAGTTAAGGTCACAAGATTAACACCAGTAAATGTTTGACCACCATCAGCAGGAGTATATCCAAGACCAGCATTACTAATCGAAAGATTTACAGCAGATCCTGCGGTTCCTACAATGTCTCCTGTTGCATTTGTTCCTGCTTGGAAGACAGTATTGCCAAATTCATATGAATCAGCAACGGTGGTTCCAAGACCAACTCTAATCGATCTAGATTCGAGAGCAATGGGATTAGGAGTAAGTTTTGCAATCTGTGCATTTCCTCTTGTAAGTTCTGGACTATAAAATTCTACAGAACCATTTTCAATAAAATCTGCTCTATAAAGAGTAAATTTAAGATCTTCCCATTGACTTGGTTCCCAGGTAGAAGCATTCTGTGACTTAAATAGAGATCCGAGGTATGGTTGATTGGAAATAAATGTATCACTCAAAAGATCGTTTTCACCAATCCTAGAGATATAAACACTATACTTGGTAGAGTTAGATGCTAAACATATTGCGTATTCAGTACCACCTTCACAATACACAGGTGCCTTAAATCTAATATTAGTTGCAACAGATCCATCAGATGATGTTTGAATGTCATTAGGATCTAAAACGATTTCAGAGAAAGGAAGAATTCTTGCAGTTGGTGAACCATTTTTCATGGTTCTTAATTGGAAAACGACAGGAATATCCATATCATCTTTAGATCTAAAGAAGACATCACAACTAGTAAGGAATACTCCAGTTTCATCTTCAACCAAGAAAGACTGTGCAAGTGGATCATAATAAGTAATAACTGTCTGAGTTCTTGCTCTTGAAGAAACAACTGTACTACTAACCAACTGCGTTCCAAGATCTCTACTAACATTTCTACTCTGGAACTCGTTTCTCAATTCAAGTCTTGCATTTCTAACGGAAATAATATTTTCTTGTACTGTTTCTAAAGTTCCAGACGAAGTAAAGGATTCTTCAGCAATTGTACTCGCATTGTCTTGATCATTATCAATATCATTAGTAAGAGTAAAAGTCTTAGTTCCAGCTTCAAATCTTGGGAAAGTAATATTATTTGGATTTGGAATATAGTAACTTCCAATCAAAGTAGCAGAAAGATCAGAGATCAATCTCACATCTTCAATAGTAGCAATAGCACCACTTGTTTGTCCAACAAGAACCATTCCTGGTTTTACCCAACCGTAAAAATCACCTCTTGCTTGAGAGGCAAGAGAGAAGGTGTCTACGTTAAGAATAGTAGATGTTGAAGAATAAGATGAGGATAAATCAATGTTTAAATATGGATTTTGAACATAAGTTTTAGTTGGAGCATTGTATGGACCTTCTCTATGATTATGTTGAGCAACTCTGAATCTAATTTCAGCATTAGATTGTTTTGTTATTGCTTCACCAATACCAATCGTTTGCATTTCGCCGATAACTGTTTCACCGACCTGGAAAGTTCCAGAAGTCATAGCAATTTCAAGAAGTTTAGGAACACAATATTCTGTAATATTGACACCATCAAAGAATGCATACATTCTAGTAAGAGGTTTCATTTTCTTAGAAACGAATTCAACGTTTCTAGATCTCATATATGGAACCAGATCTCTACTAACAACTCTATCTCCAACTGATTCTTGATCAAATGTCTCAGTGACAATAGTTCTTACACCAGATCTTGTAGAAGTTCCTCTTTGTCTAGTTGTTCTAAATTGATCTTCAATAACTTGATCAGTAACCGTTCTAGTTGAGACCATTTGTCCTGGTCTCCAACTTTCTCCTTGGTGAATAACACTAGGACCATTTTCAATGACTCTTCTACTTGTTGAAATTGTAGTTTCAACACCGGACCAATGAGTTTGCCAAGAATTCCAAATTACGGGTCCAAATCCTGTTTGAGGATCAATTGTACCAGCTTCAACCTGATCTCTAAATACTTCGTTGTAATTACCTTCAGCTTCAATAATTTTTGGTTCAAGTCTAGTTGTATCTATCCAATTATCAGAGGATGGAGTGAGTTCTATTGTTCCATTCCAGAAACTAATAAGGAAAGGAGTAACACTTTCAGTTCTTGTAGCAAAATTTTGTCTAATAAATTCAACTTCAGAATAATCTAAAGTTAAAACATCATTTTCTTTTCTTATATTATTTGCTTCAATATCTGAAAAGTTTGGGTCTGCTGTTGGGTCTACATCAACAACGGGACCAAACACAAGATCAACTGAATTTGTGTAGTGTCTGGGTCTCAATTCATTGTATTTTCTATCAATAGCATTATTAATACGAATATTATTTTCCTGTGCTTGGAAATCATTAAAGTTGTCAACAAAGAAACCTGCCTTAAATCTATTCAATCCACTTTCATCTGAAATGAAAAGATTTGCTGTTTCCTTTTCAAGTAAAGATAATGTAGTGTAATATTCAAGACTATTAATTCTATCCTCAAGTTTCTTGATATCTTGCATTTGATATCTCTTATATTGCATAAAAGATAAAGATGCTTGATTGTTTTCATAGAGGAATGGTGGAAGTTTAACAGTACATATTTCAAGTGCATCCTCAATAGGATCTGGTCTATCTGGACTATCTGAAGGAGCTCCATACACTACTTGGAACCTACCATCTTTTGTGAGGTAAACTCTATCAATTCTACCCTGATAGTATGAGATGTTTGATAATATTGCTTCATCAGATGCTAAGGGATTAGTAGCACTTTGTCCTGATCCATTATAAGATCTACCAAGAAATTCTAAAGGAGATCTAGTATTGGTATTAGCAGTGACGAAATCAGAAACTCTGGGTCTAATATCAATAATATCACTGTTCCTATAAAGATCTACATCTTTAATTTCACTTGCATAATTAAATTGATTATACGAATTTACTGTTGTTATATCTCCATCATCAGTTGAAGAGTAAGAAGCACTCATAAAGTATATCTTCAACTGCTTATTAGGTGCTACAGAATCTGGTTTTCTTCTTATTCTTCCATAGTCATAAATTGTCTTTTCTTGACCTGTTTGGAAACTATAATTTGATGAGACGTTAAAACTTGGCGTTGTTACCTCTGAAACAAGAGCAGATGCTACAGATTCTTCAAATTCAATAGTCTCACCTTCAATAAGAGCAATTTCATTTTTATAGATAAATGAGACACTAGAATTATTTAATTTTTCTGCTATTATACCAACAGATCCACTTGTTTGGCCAACAAATCTTTCACCTACTAAAAGTTCTTGAGTTGTAGTTGATGCGGTATTAATTGACTGTAATATAACTTGCGGACAAGATGCTGCAGCAGTATCTGCAGACTCATAGATTCCATGGATTTGAATCACATCAGCAGTGTTTAATGAAATAACTTCATCTTCAACTCTAGTTCCAAATGGGAAAGATCCATAAGTTAATCCATTATTTAAAGTCGTTGTTCCAATTCCAGATCCTACTAATTTACTTTTATCAATAACTATTGAACCAACTCTGTTCTTAATTTTTTGTTTTGCTTTTGGTTTTATCTTTTTTAAGGTGGCAATCAAAGTTGCTCCACCATCAGATCCCAAACCACGTATCTGTAATTCTTTGCCATCAGATGTGATGTCTAATTGACTAGAATTCAATGCTTCAGTTGTTCCATCATCTCTAATTAAAAGATATCTTTCTTCATCAAAAGGTAAGAAAGTTTCATTTGTTCCAGCAACGATTTGTGTAGAGAATTTATTAGACGAAATAGTTACGTCAAAAGTTTTTCTAATCGATAACGATGCATTGTCAAGAGTTACGTCAGCGACATTTACTTTTGGTAATGTAGTGAATAAAGAATCATCTGAAGATGCCGCTAATTTAGTTGTAAGAATTTTAAAGTCAGTGGTATTTAAAGATGCAGTAGGAAGAATATTGCTAGAAATTCCTGCGACAGCAGTTACACTCTCAATATCAATATGAGTAGTTCCAACACTAACGACTCTAGCTACAATGGGATCTTCTGTAAGAAGACCTGCTGTGGTATTGTCTGTATACTCAATTAAATCATTCTCTTTTACTAAGGATCCTGGGAACAGGGGATTATTACTTCTTACAGTACTAATTCCTCCAGAGAGAGAACTTACTGTTGCAATTCCAACAGTAAACTTAGTCGATTGAATTACGTCAGCACTAAAGGTGTTAATTCCAACAGAAGAAGAATCTCCATCATATCCATTCATTCCATATACAGATTTAACATCAGAGATACTATGCTCTGTAACTGCAATAGCAATTCTTCCATTATCAACACCGTTAAATATTAATCTTTCATTTACTACAAAAGATCCTTCAGTTTCATAAAGAGTAAGTGCTGTTCCATCACTAACAGAATTTCTTAAAAATCCTGTTGCCCCACTACTAGCACCTTTTACAAAAGTTGGAGTTGATAATGTATGAGCTTCATTTATTGAAACATTGACATTAGTTTGAATATCATAGAGTGCAAGATCCCACTCATTCAAATTCCCATCAGATATGTTGTATGAACCTGAATTCAATCTAAAATCATATACTCTAGCAATACCAACTTCATTGCCAGGAGCACTTTCTTGATCAGATCCTACTCTTTGGTCTCTAAGACTTACAAAGTAAGTATTTCCTAATCCAACCGTTGGGTTTCTATAAACTCTGTTAAGTTTTAATGTTGGACCAGTGTTATAAATTATGTTTTGATTCTCTAGAGTTCTGGTTGTTCTTGGCTTATCTACATCCAGATAAACAGCATTTGTTGAATCAATTTCATATCCATGTACATATGCCTTTCCAGGAGAAATTTTATATAAAGCAAGATTGTCAGAAACAGTTGTTCCAGCAGGAGAAAATTGACCTGCGTTAAAAATACCATCATTTCCAACTCTATCATTTAAAGAGTTTACAACAGAAACTTGAAATGGTTTTACATAATAATGTCCAGATTCATCAAATGTTCTTCTAGCTAAAGCATCTGTTAAATCATCATATCCTACTCCACCTGTACCATATACTTTTTTCTTTTTCTCTATCTGCAGAACACCATTGATGACTGTCGCAAGTAAGATAAAATTGTCATCATTGAAGTCATTAAGTGC